GTTAATCCTCTTCAGGGTGTCTAGTGCTTCAGAAGCTGACAGTTTCCGAATATTCGCGGCCGCTGTTTTTTTCCAATCAATCATTTGCTGTATCCTGTTATTCACTATACAAGTATTATAGCAGTTCAGGTATTGTTGGTCAACCGGGTTATAATTCAATTGTAGTGCGGTATAGATACTGCAAACCACGCTAAAATGAAGCAAAAATGTAACCTATTGATTCTATTGAGGTTTTATTTAAACCGGAAAAACCACCAGGCACTGTAAGTCATTGATTCTAAATAACTTACATAACCACTATATCACAGGTGTTAGCAATAACAGTGGTTGTGGGATCTGACCTCCAGCGCATCTGGATAGCGTGGTCCAGCTCTATTGTATGGCTTACTTGGCCACCATACCTAACACGGCTTTCAAGTACCACGCCCTCAAAGCTGACACCGTGATACTTGCCAGCTACATTCTTACCTTCGAGATTCCAGGCCATTTATTGCTCCGTTGCGTTTGTGTAAGTATGTATTATAACTGGGAATCCAGTTCCTGTCAACCAGTTAGCGATTGGCAAACTCGCAGTCAGCACCCTCAGGGCCAACCTTCACTTCGTCGAACCAAGCGTAGTCGTGCTCAAAGTCCTCACCTTCCAACACTGCAATGCGAGCCTTGGCCAGCTCAACAGTGGGATACACTCCGTAGATCATGCTCTCAGGTGCACCACTGTCCTCAGCACGTACAATAAAAATTGAAGTCATTTTGTTTCTCCGTTGCAGTATTGTATGTAAGTATTATAGCAGTTTGGGAATTATTGGTCAACCGGACCATAATTCAATTGTTATGCGTCTATGGTCAGTACTTCCACGGCTGTCACAATAGGGCCCATGTCGTCTGCTTCCGCTTGCTTCTCAAGCTCAACTACGTGTGCTTCTGCAAGGGCCAACGTACTAAAGGCCGCGATGTTTACAAAATCTTCTTCGTTATTGCCCCAACCCTGCACTTGCACAATGTATACTTTTTTCATTTAGTGCTCTCCTTACTGTTTATACAAGTATTATAGCAGTTTAGTAATTACTACCTTCACAACAATCTGCTCCATTAGGACCCACCGTTATTTCGTCATACCAAGCATAATCAAAGCACAAATCTTCGTCCTCTTTTACAAAATTAATACGGGCCTTGGCCAATTCCTTGGTAGGATATATTCCACACAGATAGCCCTCGTCAGCAATGACATCACCACCCCGGGTTATCCTTTTGTTACATGCTCGTACAATAAAAACTGAAGTCATTATGTGCTCCGTTTCGCCAATATAATTAAATTTGACCAGTTGCAAAAGCAAACTCCGCCTCATACGCGTTACGGAACCAGATACCAACATCCTTGCCGTTTTCAGTTACCGTAACGGAGTCTCCACGCCGATTGATTTTCATTTTCAAGACGCGACCATTGAACTTCATCGTGGCGCCGGTTTTGCCTCTTTGATATGTGGAATCAACTTGGTTCCGAAGTTCTTTGCGCGCCCGGGCAACTTCCTTTGCTAAGTCTTCTCGTTGCCTGATAATCTCTTGGAATTTGTCGTACAGTTTAAGTTCTTTATCAACCAATTTATTGTAAGATTCAAGAGTCATAGCCATTTTCTTCTCCGTTGCAGTATTGTATGTAAGTATTATAGCAGTTTGGGTATTATTGGTCAACCTGGGAAACCTTCATCATCTTTAAGGAGCTGTCGCTGGCGCAAAGACGTACAGGATTTGTGATTTTTTCGTCTTTAGTAATAATACATGCGATATCGATCCAGGGCGTAACCTGGCCAGCAGCTGAAGGTGCGAGCACGATATTAGTAATAATGCCACGCTTTACGCCTGCCATCGATTCCCAACGTACCCTGCTGCCAATTGCTAAGTTCATTCTGTGCTCCTTGTTATTCACTATGCAAGTATTATAACAGTTTGGGTATTATTGGTCAACCACAAAAAAGGCACTGTAAGTCATTGATTTTATTAAATAAATTTAACGCACGGGGGAATACTACGGCTTAGACGTATGATTTTGCCCATCGTTTTAAGCAATTGCTCTTGCAGCAGAGTTTGCCCAAAGCCAGTGCAGGCATTTATACCTGCTTGCAGTCGCTTAACATCGGCAACCAGGTCTTGCTTTCTTTGCACTTTTTTGGCGTATTCAACCGGGACCATTGCTGGCATTCCACCAACTGTCATACGCACATGATCTTTATACATTTAGTGCTCCGTTGCGTTATTGTATGTAGCTATTATAGCAGTTTGGGTATTATTGGTCAACCGAAAGAAAGGCACTGCAAGTCATTGATTCTACAGAGAAAACTATTGCCAATGCTGTATAATAACAGGATCTTGTATTTGATCTGGCTTGGGATGGCCATGGAATACCAGCACAGAGGTGTTGTTTGCAATGTTTGTTCCTGTGCCGGGCGCAAGGTATGTTCTTTTTTTGAAATTGTAACCGCCATCCAACGCTTGCCAACGCCAACTTCGTATCATTTCGGTGTCAAAGTATCTAAGTTGAGATTTTGGAATTTTTACATCGAGATAATCTTGATCACCGTGATGTTGTTTGGTCACAGTGCTTATATCTTGAGAACTAAACTCTCGCCATATTGGTGCATATTGCCAAGTATCCCACCACATGATACTGGAGTTCATGGCATAATGTGTTTCACGCCAAAGATACTTAAAGTCCCTTACTGCCCAAAAATATTGCAATGGTAATCGACATATCCAATCTATATTGCTGGTTATTACCACATCAAGATCAAGATACAATAATGGGCCTTTATAATGTGTCTTGGCATTGAACATCTGCATCTTGTACCACCAAGCTTTTTTAGGGCCATAAATGTTCCAATCCAATAACTCATGCTTGATAAAGGGCGCAGGGACTACACGGTGGGCTTCAGTATAAACATGCAATCGCACCCCCGGAGTGATGTGTCGACTCAGCATGCTGTACAAGCGTTCTACATAATTCCAACTATATGCATCACCATGTATAACACATGCACAATCTATTGGCTCTGTCAGAGGGGCGATTAAAGGGCTGATTCGATTCTTTTTAGCCACATGCCTCCCTGTAACTCTTGCACAGTATACTCTGTATGTGCTATTTCGATCAGCCACTGTGCTCTATCAATATCATATGCTGTTTCTATTCCACGGAATGCCACAGATACTGGATGTGCCAGGCTAGTTGCATCAACGATAGGACGAATACCAGCAATAGCAGCCTGTATTCCGGGTCCGCTGTTGTGATTTACTACAGCATGACAATTTAATTCCATATCAAAGCTATCATATGTGTTGGGCAACATAGCGGGAGTTTCAATTCGCACATCTGCTGGTAGTAATTTAACATTGATAGGTGAACGTGGATGTGGCCGTACTATAATGGGTCTTTCTGTTACAGCACGTACATTAGTAATCTGTTGGTTTATCCAGTTTTCAATACTGCCGAGCTTGATCACCTGCTGGCTGTTGCGATGTTGGGCAGCAATCAGTATTGTAGAATTTTGATTTTGTGCTGTGGTTAGTTTGATACCCAATTTCTTTGGGCGATCAAGGTCAAGGTTTTCTCGATGCCCATAATAGCCCTCGGCAGTGATGTTATTCACAGATATTTTCCAAGTATGTCCTCGTACAAGAGCACCGATATCTATGATAATCACCGGACGAGATTTTGTGCGGTAATACTCGTATACGGATCTATTTGCTACCATACGTCCATGCCAAAGCACTGACCATATCAACGCTGCATCTGCATCCCAACTATTCTCCACGGTGGAGATACCAACACTTTGTAAGTGAGATAACACTGCTGACATAATTGGAGTACTGTTGCGAGCACACGCCTCTGGAAAATAGCCAACGGATTTTATTATCAAATAAATATCTTTATGAAATATACTGTTATTACAACGTTCCATCAAGCAGGTCTGGAACAGTATGGGCAACGTATGATCGACACATTTGAGGCACTATGGCCTGCAGATGTCGCTCTTGTTATATATGCTGAAAATTGCCAACCCCGTACAATTAGACCAAACACCACAGTGATAAATCTCTTGGAGGTCAGTGCAGACTTGCGTGTGTTTATTGATCGGCATCGTGACAATCCACTTGCACATGGTCGTGCTGGGCCTCCTGAGGTATTTGATCCAAAAAAACAATTCCGTTGGGATGCCGTAAGATTTAGCTATAAAGTGTTCTCTGTTGCACATGCTGCGGAACACTTATCCACTGATTGGATGATATGGATAGATGCTGATACGCATACACATACTCCTGTGCCAATGTCGGCATTTGATGAATTATGCCCAGTTGGCTCGGGGTTAAGTTATCTTGGTCGTGGAGAGAAATATCACAGTGAGTGTGGTTGGGTGGGTTACAATCTTAATGATCCCGATTGCAAGAAATTTATAGAAGATTTTGTCAATATGTATAAACAGGATGATATCTTTAAACTATCCGAATGGCATGATAGTTATGTATGGGATCAAGTAAGGAAGCGGTCATCACCTGCTATATTTCATAATCTCAATCGTCATATGCATTCTAAGAATCTATCTGGACATCCATTTATCAATAGTGCATTGGGTAATTACATGGATCATGCCAAGGGTAATAGGAAAAAATATGGACATAGTTTATCTACTGATATACAGCAACATCAAGATCATCCGTATTGGAAACAAATTTTGCAATCACAAAAGGCATAATAATCATGTATGAATCATATGGTTGGTGGTTTCCGGATACTGAAGATCATTTCCCCAAGATGATTGCCAAGGGTATTTCCAAGGGTGGCCCTGCTGAATACCAGTGGCAAGTCAGGGATAAAAGTTTAACACATGTCCGGCAACGACGTACTGCGTTGGACATTGGTGCTAATGTGGGACTGTGGAGTCGCAGTTTGATTACCAAATTCGACAAAGTCGTTGGGTTTGAGCCAGTACCAATGTTCAGAGAATGCCTTGAGAAAAATGTCGTAGGTCAAAACTTCTTTATTAGTCCAGTAGCATTAGGTGATAAAGACACACATGTTAACATGATCATTACTGAAGGTAATACTGGACATACTCACATTGATCCTGCTAGCATTGGTACGGGCAACACTCCCGTGATAAAACTCGACAATCTAGGTATTGATAATGTGGATTATATCAAGATAGACTGTGAGGGATACGAATATAGAGTATTGCAAGGTGGTGAACAGACTATACGTTATTGGAAACCAGTTATCGTGATAGAACAAAAGCCGCATGATGCCTATAGCAAAGAGTATGGTCAGTTTGCTGCTATTGAATTGTTAGAATCCTGGGGCATGATAAAATTAGATCAAGTCAAAGATGATTGGGTCATGGGTTGGGCATAAATCAAACATGAAAACATTTATAATTAGATTAAAAGACAATGCACTGTCAGAGAAATTGGCTGATGAGTGTATAGAACAGGCAAAGAAATTTAATATCTATCCTGAAAAGTTTGATGGCATAAATGGTCTTACATATCCAGAACATCTAGACAAGTTAAATATTCGACCATTGAAAAAGTTTAAAAAGGGGCGACCTGGAGTATTTGGCTGCTTATTGAGTCATTATTATGTCTGGTTGCAATGCCAGGCAG